TCAAAAACTTCTGCCATGTTTTTTTCAAAATTGTTCATAGTTTAATATCCAAATCTAGTTTTATATGTTGCATGTAACGATTGTATATCAGCTAGTGTTAGCACACCGTTGTATACTTTAACAAATGCAATGTTGCCTGATTGAACTTCAGTACCGGAAGAACGACTAAACAATCTCAATTGGTTAAAGCCACCACCACTAGCATTTGTTCCTGTAAATGATACTGCTGATGGAGCAGTGCTAGTAGAAGTATATAATTTACCAGTGCTTGTAGTTGTATCCCAAGTTGCCCAATCTAAATGCCAAACTGTATCGGCACCAGTTGATGGTAAATTGACAGAGAAGTTTGGATAAAAAGTGTTCGGGTTACCATTATAAGCGCCCATCAACCAATCTTTACTTGCTTCACTTTGAGTGTTTAATAATCTACCAGATGATGTTGCGGATAGTTTGTATGCCATGAATACAGTATAGCTTTGACCGGTAACATAACTTGGACCACCATAGATAACATCTGTTCCAACAGCACTTGATTTGACAAACGATCCACCATTAGCGCTATTCCAAGCAAGAGAACCAGCGTTCACCTGCAATATTGCATAGGTTCCAGTTGCATCTTTTATAGTAGTAAATGGTGTTGCTGCATTATATGTTACAGTACCATTATTTGTAACAGTAAGTGGCGAAGCACTATAATCAGTTAACAATGTTGAACTATTTTGTGGTCGTATACACAATACTGTATTTGTAATTGGGTAAAGTGGTTGTGTTGCTGGAGTAAAGTTTGCAGTATAAACTGCTGTTCCCTTAACTATTCTAAAGTTACTTATACGACCGTTAAAATAACCATTGCCTTGTGATGAACTGTATCCAATTTCAAGTGTTCTGTTAGATGAACTATCATATCCAATTCCGCTTTGGGACATTACGGAAACACCATCTACATATAGCGTTATAGTTCCACTAGCTCTTACTAACGCTATATGTTGCCAAGCATTTAATGTTATTACTGTATTAGTAGAGCTTTGATATAAACTTCCATTGAAGTAAAAAATACCACCATTACCATTAAGGTCTACGTTATCGGTGTTAGTACCGAAGAACCACAATCTTCCCGAATTACTAGTAGTGTAGAACCAGCCTTCTATTGTATAATCGGCAGTTCCAAAAGCAAACGCAGAACTTGAGGCGATTGAAAGATACTGACTGGTACCATTTAAGTTAAAACTGCCGCCAGTACTGGGAAGTGCTACAAAATTTGTTGCATCTAAATCATATACTAATGATGCAGATAGAGGAGCCGCACCAGAAGAAATGGGTGATGAACCAAAATTTATTCCTTTGCCAATTGTAATGCCTTGACCAATATTCATGATTATACTCCGTATGTTGCACGAAGAGCGTTAAAATTCGACAAAATCTCTGCATCAGATAATGCACGATTATATACCATTGCAGAACTTAAATAACCTTGGAAGTATTCACCTGCAACGTTGTCACCACCAATATTAAAAGTTATTGGTGTAGCGTTAAATGATGGGTTATCTGCATCTCTCAAACCAACTTGTACACCATTGTGATACAACCTCATATTTGTTCCTGCTGATGAACCAGAACCATCCCAAACAGCTGTTAAGTTTTTCCAAACAGTTAAAGGTACTTGAATAAAAACTTCAGCAGGATAAAACTCAAATTTTTGAGTGGTAAGTTTAGTAAATTTTAATTCAGCGCCACCTCGATTACCCATAAGAACATCACCATCATAGTTTCTATTTGCTCGAACCCAACAACTCCAAGTAAATGCGGTAGAGTTTGATTGTATAGGAGTTTGATATGAAAAACTCACTCTATTGGTAACACCATCAAATCCAAATGTTCTAGCTCCATCAATAGTAGTCCAATTAGGAGTATTCACTAATGTTCCGTTGTTTCCATTTCCACTTAAATCGGTCCAAGTTGAACCTGTACCAGAATAACTAGAAGTATTAGTTGAGTCTACATACAACTGTAAACCTGAAGTGGCGATAGGTAAAGTTGCTGCTTTTATTTCAGGAGAAAAGTTTACTCCTCCTTTAACCGTAATTCCTGGTCCGATAATCATCATAATTAGTGTGGCCTATAGATACCTGAGTTGGCAGTTTCCTGTATTGCAATATTGTATGTATAATGACTATTAGCGTTAGCAGTAGAAGGATTTGGCGTTATTGTAATAGTTGATAATTTTTGTGGTAAAACTTTATAAGAATTAAAGTTGGCATATGCACCAGTATCCGCACCTATAACTGCTTGTGAAGAGACAAAGTTACCATTTAAATTTTTTAAAGTTAGTATCTTATTTGTACTATCAAACACTACAACTTTACCTGATGCAGTTGCGTTTGCAAAAGAATAACCTTGATATGCAAATTCACCAACTTTAAATTTACCTGTTGCGGTATCCATATTAAACTGAACATTATCTGCATAATCTATATTGTTTAGAATATTTGTGATAGATGTTTTAATTAATCCTGCCGTTGAGGTGGCACCAAAGATAAAACCTTTAACGGTAAAGTTAAGTGTCCAAATAATCATACGAGGATCCGATTCTCTTGGTCCTTCATATGTAACATCGTATTGCGTATCTTTTAATACAATAGGAATCTCTTTGACCACTCCCATTTCAGGCACCAGATTTAATTTGATTGTATAATCTGGTGTAAAGAATGGAAGGATATGTTCTATGATTTGCGTACCATCTTCTACGTTACGTACATAGATGTATAATGAGAAATCAAAATCGTATGGTACTGGATTGTATTGTGATTTTACACCAGAAGATGTTTGTGCAAAAGATTTAAAGTTTGTATTTTGTTTTCTGGATGCATCATAAGAAAGACCTGTCATTTCAAAAGACATTCGTGGTAAAGTCATTTGAACTTTTTTGTCCAAATTATAATCACCTTCTAAACGCATAACATATAATTCTTTTGCAGCATATGCAATAGGAACAACAAATCTTTCTGCTTCTGTGTTATCAGGATTGTAACGAAGCAAAGTTATATTATCAAATAGGTTACCAAAACCTACTACTAATTTACGAATGATTCTGTTATATGTTGGTGTGGTCATTATATATTACCAAATGGATTAATTTCAGAAAAATCAATAATAGAACTTGCAGAATTAGCAATGTAGTAGTTATCGTAATTTTCTTTAAGAGCTGGATCTAACAATGTATTGTACGTTACCAATAGATGTTGTGCGTTACTTGATTGGCCAATAATGTATTGATTATCCGTAAATGAGCCTGCAATATTTGTAACGTGTAATGTCTTGCTTGCTGAGTTTGCTACCATATAATTCTGTACAAGACCAGCTGTTGTTGCATTGGCATAAGTTGCATCAGGTGATTGATATACAATTTCACCAACAGTATAGTTGTTTGCGTTACCCGTTGTCAAATTAAACGTTATAGTATATGCAGAATCATTTACTACCGCATCAATATCACTAATGCCACTTGCAACAATTTCTTGTGAGTACTTGAATTTCTCTAATTCTAATTCGTAAAAGTACGGGTACTTTCTACCCAACATAAAGAAGTCTTTAGTTTGATTAGTGAATTTAATTTCAAACAATTCACCTGTACCGTTTAAAAATGGCACATAAATCAAATCACCTTCACGTGGTCTTGTAAATGTATTTTGTGGTACACGTTGAGAGAAAGAACGTTTAGAAAGAATTACACTTACATTGTTTTTAATTTCTAAACCAAATCTTGAGAAGAATTCTTTTTCACCCATGTATTCATTTGAATTAGACAAATACATCTCTAACATAAACGCAGATTGAAATTTTTTAACAGGATCTTCACCGTATAACAAATCACGTGCTGCATCATTATCATTAGGTAGATAATAGGCATCAAAACCCATTATCTTAATGGATTCTACGATTAAATCTTCGATGACTCTTTGTTCAGGTAAAGAACCATAGTTGTTAAAATATTGACTGGTTGCCATGTTAATTCATGAACCATTCTAGCGGTGCACCATAGTTCATTTCCATTTCTTTTTCTAGTCTTTCAATTTCTGTGGCTGCTTCATCATATATCTTATCACCATTTAATGTGACACCACCTGGCAATTGAAGGCCAGCAAATTTCTTAATGTTATTTCCCCAACTTCTTTTGATTAATGCCGTTGCATACTCTTTTAACCAACGGTCATTCCATACCTTATCGTAAATGGATGGGTCAATGTTTGCATAACATTCGGCAATAACAACCGTACCAACTGGTGCCTCTTGTGCTCCCCAAGCCCAATCAATATACAGCCTTTGCATATGTCTTTGGAATCGAATAGGAACTTCTCCAGTAAATTGAATCTCCAGAGAACGCAAGTGTTGTTGTGTGAGGTTA